CCCAACGATAATAACAACCTCATATCCAACTGGTGATAGTAAAACACCCACTATGGATAATTTGGGATTTACCATAGATAGGCCTCTACATACTCTCTTCAATTGTTGCCTACCCTTCCATCGCGCTGATCTAATGTGAGATTCCTTAACTTCCACAAATAAATAATGATTAACACCTAACATAGTGGTGTGGAAAAGTAAATCCACCTCACCAATGCTAGGACACAAGATAAATTTGTTTACAGCAATGGCCTTCATTTCAATCTCGGATATAGCTTTATGATACAAAGGATCCAATTCCATGGCCTCTTCTCCTGAATGAGGCTCATATTTTTCCAACCAAATGTCACACCTGTCCTCATACGATAAATTCAAGGTTTGACATACTGTGTCCAATTTAGCAACTTTGGCAACACGTTGCATCTGTGATCTGCGCATTTCATATATTTCTTCGCCATGATTGAACCATTCACTTAATGCTGTATCGATATTCATGGCACATGCCTCAACTTCGGATAAGGGTGTGTTCTTATCTCGCACGTAACAATGCAACATCTTGAAGCAAGAATCCTCAGATAATGCCCCAATCTCACATCCTAATTTGGAATGGAATACGCTTTTGCGTTTCAAAAATTCAAACTTATCTTCACCAATATAAGGTTGCAACTCACTTTCCTTATCAGGCATTGTATACTCCTGGCCGAATGCAGCCAAAACACGAGAACAAGAGACGATATTAAAATCTTCATATGCGGGATCGACGGTACCCACATTATCATCCCCATAAGTCATCAAGGCACATACACGCCTAAAATACTGCTCTTCAGGATACACCACGTGAAAACAGCATCTCATATTAATGCTATTACACATGCTGTTCAACACAGCGGTCAGTGGATTACCACTTATATGGCCTCCCTCAGTTAATCCTATAAGATTACCATAAAATGCAATCAATGAAAATACTAAATCTCCTGTCATAGCTTGCATAACTCGCAATGCTTCATCGTCATAGCCTACGCACTTACGTGCACAGTCCATTAAAATCCGCAACCCTGCAAATAAGACTTGTGATGGAAGTTTTTGATCGAACTTACTATAATCACCAGCTAAATATTGACAAGAATTTTTAGATCGAACATGTTTTATCATATCATT